CGAAGGTGCGTCAGGGGTCGTACATCCCTTATTGGCAGAATCTGTAACACAGTTTCAAGCCCAAGCTTATAAGGAACTCCTCCCCCCAAGCGGCCCCGTACGTACACAAATTATTGGTGAAGCATCACCAATGGTAGAACAACAAGCAGAACGTGTAAAAGAATACATGAACTATTACATTTTAAATGTAATGGAAGAGTATGACCCAGAGATGGATCAACTGTTATTCTATTTACCATTATCAGGTTCTGCATTTAAAAAAGTTTACTACGATCAAATACTAAAACGTTGCGTTGCAAAGTTTGTATCAAGTGAAGACTGTGTAATAAATTACGCAGCAACAGACTTGGAGCACGCAGAAAGAATTACACACATTGTAAAAATGTCAGCCAATGAGTTGAGAAAATTACAAGTATCAGGATTTTACCGTGATGTACCAATTACGTCAGGATCAGTGAGCACAAACGGTGATGTGGAAGAAAAGATAGATGAACTAGACGGCGCAACTTCTGCGGGTGATGATGACGAACACGTCATTTTAGAAATGCACCTTGATGCAGATGTGCCTGAGTTTGAAGATACATCTGGCATAAAACTTCCATATATAGTGACCATAGATCAATACTCGTCAAAGATATTGTCTATCAGAAGAAACTATGAACCGAATGATCCTAATTTCAAAAAGAAACAGTATTTTGTACATTACAAATTCCTCCCAGGATTAGGCTTTTATGGATTTGGCTTGATCCACATGTTAGGTGGGTTGTCAAGAACTGCAACAAGTGTTTTGCGACAGTTAATTGATGCAGGTACTCTTGCCAATCTACCAGCAGGTTTCAAGGCACGTGGCATGCGTATACGTGATCACGATGAACCTTTACAACCAGGTGAGTTTAGGGATGTTGATGTAACAGGACAATCTATTAAAGAATCTTTGTTACCATTACCATACAAAGAACCATCACAAGTTTTATTTGCATTACTTGGCTTTGCCGTGGATGCAGGTAAATCTTTTGCTGCTATAGCAGACATGAAAATGGGTGAAGGTAACGAACAAAATCCTGTTGGCACAACACTCGCATTACTAGAGCGTGGCACAAAAGTCATGAGTGCAATACAAAAGAGATTACACTTTTCACAACGAAAAGAATTTAAGTTATTAGCAAACTCAATCAAGATATTCACTCCACCATCATATCCATACCAGATTATTGGTGGTAACAGAATGATTAAACAAGCTGACTTTGATGACCGTGTCGATATCATACCAGTTAGTGATCCGAATATATTTTCTATGTCACAACGTGTTATGTTGGCACAACAACAATTACAATTGGCACAATCTAATCCAGCAATGCACAATATACGTGAGGCATACAGACGTATGTACCAAGCAATGGGTGTGGATAATATTGATGCCATATTAAAACCAGATCAAAATCAACCAGCACCGATGAGTCCAGCTGTAGAAAACGCAATGGCCATGAAAAGCAAACCATTAAAAGTATTTCCACAACAAGACCATCAAGCGCACATGAAAGCGCATGCTGAATTTATGTTTACAAGAATGGTGCAAATTAATCCACCATTGTATTCTATGCTACAAGCACATATGTCAGAGCACATCGCTGCGATGGCAGGCATGCAGGTACAAAAACAATTTGCTAAACAAGAGCAACAATTACAAATGGCAATGCAACAAAGTCAAATGGATCCACAGGCAACGCAACAATTACAAATGCAGGCACAACAAATGGCTGTTGAAAAAGCAAATGCAATTGCAAAGATTGAGGCTGATATTACAACTCAACTAGCACGTGACGAAGAAGAAAGAACTAAACGTGAGCAACAAGATCCACTTGTTAAATTAAAACAACAAGAGATTGATTTACGTGCAGCTGAGGTTATGTCACGTCAGCAAGACATGCAGACTAAAACAGTTATGGATGCGGCAAGACTTGACATGGATCGCGATAAGATAGAAGCTGATACTACAATTAAATTAATGGAAACAGCTAATCGTATTGAAGATAGTGCTGCAAAAGATGCATTAGGCAATCTAAAAGAAAACATTTCTTTAACAAAAGAAGCAATGAAAAACGAAACAACAGCGAGGGTAAATGGCAGACGAAATAACGAAAGTGAAGAAAATTAGTGACGCAATGCAAGAAATAGATGCTCTTGCAAAAACATTAGTTAGACAATCTGAGGACAAACTCTTGGTTTGTGCGGCTTTGTTGGCTGTAACTAGACAACATTATGTTGAAGCTTTAGGTAATGAACACACTTCCTTTATCTTTCAATCTGTTGTAGAGTCCTTCGATTATTTAAACGGTCATGAGGGGGATCTAGATTCTCCTGTGACTATACATTAGGAGGTAACTATGAAGTTATTACAAGACCTATGGGCTCACTTAAAAGAGTGGAGCGACTGGAGCATGAAAGACTGGATTAAAGCCGGTATTGTTGCTGTAGTTGTTATCATTGTCCTACAGTCAATGATGGGTGCTTAATGGCCGAAATTGACAGAAGATCAAGAGCTATTTTAAATAGTTTAAAAGCTGCACGTGATGAGCGTGCAGCTAAAGCTCAAGAAGAACGTCAGTTCATGACGAGCTTTAATCCGAACACAGCGGATAGAAAAGATTTTACAAGATTTAGAGAAAATTTAAAAAGACAAGCGTTGGATGCTGTTGGTCCAACACAAGGTGGCATACTATCATCACAACAAGGCAGAGCATTAGAAAAACTATACTCTGAACCGTACAGAAACATGATGAACATGTACATGCGAACTAATCCAAAAGATTATAAAGAAAACTTTCCTATTTCTTACGGTATACAAAGAATGATTCCACAAGCTGGTAAAGCACTTGTTAGTGGTCTATCAGGTATTCCTATGCTAGGCGCTATGATACCAAAACAAACAAACGAATTATTAGATGATCTAAGTTATTTAGATTACAGGCCAACTAGATTAATGAATTATCCAGAGGGATTTGCTTTTGATGATGGTAATGAAGCGTTGTTAGGGCTCATAGAATCTATTGATCCTTACGAAGCAAACTACAGACAATTCTTCCCAATGCAAGTACCAGATTACTTCTACCAGTTTATGGATAATGAAATGTTACCATACATATTGGGTATGAGATAATGGTTGTAGGTAATCCACACGGAACTACTTCTAGTTCTCCACCAGGAACCACGTATGGTCCTGCTGGCATGGGTTTTGTACCTCCAAAACCTAAACCAGTTATAGATGTTAAGCAACAAAACGAACAAAATGAAAATACAGGTAATCAAGGTATAACTACGCTATCGCCTGCATCAACACCACAAATGCAAACTGGTTTTGGTAGTTTTTTTGGTGCTAGTTCTGGTAGCACTGGATCAAGTCCTTTAGTTCAAGAAACACTTAAAAAAATTTTTGAAAAAGCCATAGAAGATAGAAAAAAACAAGCTGAGGAGGATAAGGAATTTTACACAGCTGAAATGCATAATCAAGCTATTGATGATGCATTTACTAATGTTTATCCTAATCTACCTCAAATGGATAGGGACGAATTTATTGCCATGGGCGGTGAACCTTACATCTATGATATGTTTGATAGTAATTTAATGGGTATACCTGAGGGACAAAGAGGAATAGAAGAGGATTTTTATATAACACCGCATTACGGAGAACCTGGTGGATTTCCCATGTCTGGCGGTGGCGGTAGCAGTTATGGGGCTTATTTAGGAGCTGGTATGCCAATGTCACCAAAACAATTAGGTGATGCAGAAAAAGTACCAGGACAATTACGTTTACTTCAGTACATGGTTAATGTACATAGAGGTAATCCATATACAAAAATGGCCATGCGTAAAAAAGACGGTGGCTTAGCAAGCATAGTAGGAGATTAACATGTGGCAATTATTAGCAAAACCATTATTAGGCGTAGCCGTAGATGGAATAAAAGGCTTCGTAGAGACAAAAAAATTAAAAGGTGAAGTCAAGATAGCTCAAATACAAGCAGAGAAGAAAAGAAACGAAGACATAGCAGCAGGTAAAATAAAATGGGAAGCATCGGCTGTAGATCAAATGAAAGGATCGTGGAAAGACGAACTAATTTTAATTTGCCTACTGGCGCCTGCAATTGCAGTTTTCGTGCCTGGTTGGACACCACACATAAAAGAAGGATTTGAAGCCTTGCATTCTTTACCAGATTATTATAAACATTTACTATACTTGGCATGCTCAGTAAGCTTTGGGGTCAAAGCTGGTCCTGCAGCAATGTCACTATTCAAAAAGGGGAAATAACTATGAAAGGTGATTTAGACAAAGACGGAAAAATGAGCTCTTACGAAAAGAAAAGAGATGCTGCAATTAAAAAAGCTATGGCTGCCAGAAAGAAAAAAGGTGGCAAAGTTGTTGCTAAGAAAAAAGGTGGCGCTATCAAAAAAATGGGTGGCGGCATGATGAAAGATGATAAAATGATGGGTTACAAAGCTGGTGGGTTAAAAGCAGCAGCTCAAAAATTAAAAGCTCAAAAAATGAGAAGAGGAGGCATCAAGAGAAAATAATGGGTAAACTATGTCCTAGAGGTAAAGCAGCAGCAAAGCGTAAGTTCAAGGTATATCCTAGTGCTTATGCAAACATGTACGCCTCTGCCGTCTGTTCTGGTAAAGTAACACCAGGTGGTAAAAAGAAAAAAGCTGCTGGTGGGTACAATAGCAATGGCATATCACAAGCTAGAAAAAAAGTTTCTGGTCAAAGAAAAGTAAATTTTGCAAACGGTGGTGCTAGTATAGTTGCTGCTGGTTGTGGAGCTGTTGATAAAAACAAAAGAAAAGAAACAAAACTTTTTACATAATGGCAAAAAAAGGTCTTAGATCTTGGGTACAAGAAAATTGGGTAGATATAGCCAATAAGAAACCTGATGGATCATATCCCAAATGTGGTAGATCTGGTGGTGAGAAAAGAAAGAAG